ATCGCGTGACAAAGGCAACCGCACCGAACGCGCCATTGTGCGCCTACTGCAGGAGCGCGGCCTTGCCGGCGAGCGCGTGCCCCTCTCCGGCGCCGCGCGCGGCCGCTTCGGCGGCGACATCAGCGTGCCCGTGCTCGGTCGCGATCTGCGCGGCGAGGCCAAGGCCCGCGGCAACGGCTTCAACCGCCTCTACGATTGGCTTGAGGGTCGCGACTTCCTCGTTATCCGCGCCGACCGCAAGCCGCTGCTCGTCGTCGTCAAGCTCGAACTCGCCGCCGACGTGGTCATGGCCGCGGAACGCTCGAAGGGGGCGCGCCGTGAGAAAGCTCATTGACCTCACTGAACGGCAATTTGGTCGCTGGACGGTGCTTGCGATGCATCCAGAGCGATATCGCCTTAATGGAGTAATCCGTGACGCTTTTTGGCGTTGTCGTTGCGTCTGCGGCGTAGAACGCAACGTGCGCGGGATCAACTTACTTCAAGGCATATCAAGAAGCTGTGGATGCCTCCGGCAGGAGATGGCCACAAGGCGCCAGACAAAACACGGGATGTCCAGCACCCGAATTTATCGGATTTGGAAAGGTATGCTGGCGCGTTGCTCCAATCCAAACGTGCCGTGCTATGCCAACTATGGTGGCCGCGGCATCCGCGTTTGCGAAACCTGGCTTAGCTTCCAAAATTTTTTTGCCGATGTCGGCGACGTGCCCGACGACAACTTGACCCTCGATCGTATCGACAACGACGGCCCCTATGCGCCGTGGAATTGCCGTTGGGCAACTCGAGTGGAACAAGCCGCCAACCGTCGACCCTCTAAGCGGAAAGCTCGGCGCGCCGATGTCGCAGACATACGCGCGTTTGCCGCTTCTCTGGCGCGGGCGGCGTCTGCTCCCGGTGGAATGAGGAGCACGCCATGAAAATCATCGGCGCCGACGAGAGGCTCGCGCAGCCCCGCGGTGTGAAAATCCTGCTCGCGGGCCCGACCGGCGTCGGTAAAACCAGCCAGTTGCGCACCTTCGCCGATCCGACCGGCGTGCTGTTTATCGAAGGCGAGGCCGGCGACCTTGCCGTGCAGGATGTGCCGGCGGACGTCATTCACATCGAGGACTGGAAAACCGCGCGCGATATCGCAGTCCGCATCGGCGGGCCGAACCCGTCGTTCGCTCCCACCAGCTGCTACTCCGAGGCGCATTACAAGGCGGTCGGGGGAGCGCTGGAAAATCTCGACCGCTACAACACGATTTTCGTCGACAGCATTACCGCCATCAGCCGGCTTTCATTCCGCTCGGCGGAGCAGCAACCGGAGGCGCGCTCGGAGCGCACCGGCGCCAAGGATCTGCGCAGCGTCTACGGACTGCATGCGCGCGAGATGCTGATGTGGCTGCATCAGTTGCAGCACGTGCGCGAGAAGAACGTGGTCTTCGTCGTCATCCTCGAGAAGGTCGTCGACGACTTCAACCGCTTCGTCGAGCACCGCTTCCAGATGGAGGGCGCCAAGGTGCCGCGCGAGATCGGCGCCATCGTCGACGAGGTCATCGTGATGGACTTCCTTAAGTTCGACGATCAGGACCCGGCCCGTGGCTTCGTATGCTCGTCGCCGAATCCATGGGGCTACCCAGCCAAGGATCGCAGCGGAAAGCTCGATCAGACCGAGCCGCCGGACCTCGGAAAGCTCATCGCCAAAATCCTCAATCGATCCGTTCACCCCCTCGAACAGCAATAGGAGGTTCATCATGCCGTTCGACTACTCACAAGCTCCCGACCCCCGGGACTTCTCGGAGCTCATCCCGCACGGGACGATCGCGACCGTACAGATGCGCATTCGCCCCGGCAATGTCGGCGAGGATGGCATCTGCAAGCGCACCAAGGCGGGGGACGCCGAGTACCTCGACTGCGAGTTTGTCGTGGTCGACGGGCCGCACGCGAAGCGCAAGGTCTTTGACACTTTCTTGCTTGCAGGCACGACCGCGGGTCAGCAGGAAATGGCTCGGACCAACCGCGGCCGCCTCAAGCAGATCCTGGAGAGCGTGCACGGCATCAGGCCCGGCGACGCCAGCGAGCGCGCGCGCAAGGTGTACTCAGCGAGCCTCAAGGACTTCGACAACCTGATCCTCATCGCCAAGATCGGCGTGAGGAAGGGCGGGCCGAAGAACGACGGCAGCGGCGAGAGCTGGGCCGACAAGAACGTGCTGCTGGGCGCGATCGGCCCCGAGCACAAGGAATGGCACCCGGTCGAGCAGCCGCCTCCGTTCAATGGCGGCGGCGCCGGAGCTATAGCCACTCCCTCAGCCGCCGCGCCCGCGGACTCAGCGCCGGGCTCGACGCCGATCACTCCGCCGGCATGGTCGCGCTGATGAAAAAGACCCCACCATCGGGCAGGTCTCGCTGTCCGCGCTGGAGGACGAATGGCAGCGGCGGGCGACCGCCGCCGCCATCGAGGCCGCGCGCGACGTCGTCAAGCTTGACGGGCCCATACCGCCAGGAACGCCGGTCGGACGATTGAACGATACCGAATGGGGTTGGGTCCTCGCCGCGATGTTATTCGCGTGGATCGGCAAGCGCGCCGAGCAGGCGGCCGCGGAGCAGCTCGACACCGAACAGACCATTCGCCTGACCGCGCTCGATCCCGAGCCATGGGATGCCGGCGCGGTGGCGGCGATCTTGCCCGAGCTGGCGAGCGCCTGCGGCACGATCGACTGGTCGCAGCCGGTCACGGCCTGGCCGCGCGACACCATGATCGAATTCCTGCTCACCGCGATGCGGCTCATTCGCATGGCGATGATCGCGCGCGACCTCAGCGACAAGGGCGTTTCCAGGGGATCGAGCGCGAGCACGATCGCCCGTCAGGCCAATGCCGCGGGAGGTGGGCCGTTGATGGACCCAACCGAACTCAATGACGAAATCGGAATTTAAGGGACGGCTGCGCTCAAAACCTGATCGAGGCTTCGGTGCCCTACGATTACTACAAGCCCAAGCTGACGGAGGAGCCGATCAACGTCGCGCTCAACGAAGCCATCGAACGCGCCGCCGCAGCGCCAGCGGAATTGCCGCGACCCTATCTGGGCGCGTCAGCCATCGGGCACGAATGCGCGCGCCGCATTCAGTACGACTGGTGGTGCAAACCCGTGCTCGCGGCCAGGACGCGCGAGATTTTCGACCGCGGGCACTACTTCGAGGAGCGCGCGCGCCAGCATCTCACCACCGTCGGCTTCAAGTTCGCGCCGCGGGAGGCGCTCGCCTTCGTCGCTGTGAATGGTGCGCTCCGTGGGCATGCCGATGGCATCATCATCCATGGTCCCGACTTGCAGGACGCTTACCTGATCTTCCCCCTAATCTGGGAGTGCAAGGCGCTAAACGACAAGAACTGGAAGGCGGTCGCGCGCGACGGGTTGGAGAAGGCGTTCCCGCACTACGCCGCGCAGGTCTCGCTCTATCAAGCCTATCTCGAGATCACCAACCCCGCGCTGTTCACCGCGGTGAACGCCAACACCTGCGAGTTCTTGCACTCCCTCGTGCCGTTCGACGCCGAGCGCGCGCAGTACTGGAGCGACCGCGCCGTCAACATCATTGAGGCGACACGCGCCGGCGAATTGCTGCCGCGCGCTTTCGACAATCCAGAGGATTGGCGTTGCCGCATGTGTCCACACAAGGAACGGTGCTGGAGGACGACATGAGCGATCCCTTTAGCCATCCCTTCAAGCCCGCGCTCTCCCCCGCCGTTACGACGCTCGACGAGATTGCGATGGCCATTAACGAGCGCGGCTTTCGGCGCGGCATTGGCGAGGCAGCGTGGCCCCACCTTGAGCCTGAAACGAAGGCGTTGGTGGACCTGATTCGCCAACGCGCGGAAAAAGGCAATTGGACCCCTGAGATCGCAATCAGCTTCGCGGCGCTGCTCGTCATCGAGGGGATGGTCGCCCAGAACTTGTGTGACTTAAGGCTCGCGAAGCAATCACTGCCGCCGTTCAACAAACCATGAGCGTGCGCCCCAAAACTCCGTTAACTCTGGAGCAGCGACTCGCCGCCGTGGTGCGCCTGCTCGCCAGCAACAGTGATGGCGAAGTTCTCGCCGCCGTGCAGGCGCTCAGGCGCACGCTGCAATCCGCCGGCACCGACATCAACGGTCTGGCCCAGGGTATCGAGAACCTGGGCAAGAGCACGGTGGTCCCGGACGAGATCAAGAGGAAGATCTGGGACGCCGCCGTGCAGCACACCGAGAACCGATTGCATGGCGGCGACGATTTCCGCAGCACCGACGGCAAGCCGACCTGGCAAGCGGTCGCGCTGTTCTGCCAACGCAACATAAACCGGCTCGATACCCGGCATCACGACTTCATCAACAAGGTAGCGGCGCAGACTGTGTACGACCAGGAACCGACCGAGCGAATGCACAAGTACCTTTTCTCTCTATTCCTCAGATTGGGCGGGAAGATCATATGAGCGCGCAAGTGGACGAGGCCACCGTTCGCCAATTCATCGAGATCATCAGCGCGCACGCGCGCCAGGTCATCAACGGCGCCGGGCCGCCCGGCGTGTTGCAGATGTCCCGGCTCAATCCGCTCGACGAGAAACTCGTTCCCAGCCGGTTTACGCTCGATGATATCGAGAACATGGTGCGCACTGCGGTCGGCGACGCGCTCGCCGGACACAACGCCTACATCGAGGCCCGCACCGTGCGCGCCGATCTGCGCGGCAATCTGCGCGGCGGCCTCGAGGACACTGTTTGGGTATTTGGGCTGGTCGCCGACTGTGACGCCGATAAGGGCAAGGGCGGCAGTATCACGGTGAGACCGAGCCTCGTGATCGAGACCTCGCCCGGGAATTTCCACTACTGGTACCTGTTCACACGCGCCATCCCTGCCGCACAAGCAAAGCTCATTGGCGACGCTATCCGTGCGAGCTCCGGCACCGATCAGGACACGGGCGTGATCACGCAGTGTTACCGTGTACCGGGTACGCCGAACTTCCCCTCGGCCGCGAAGCAGGCGCGCGGGCGCACCGCCGTCGAGGCGACGCGGATCGTTGAGCAGACCGGCCGGTTGTGGGATCCGGACGAGCTGCTGGCGGCGTTCTCGCGAGTCGCGGAGGCCGTCGCCGCAGCCGCCGCTCCGATCGACTACGAGGCGACCTTGCCTGCGGAGTTGCTCAAGGACATCCGCGAGGGCGGCGTCGGCAAGGGCAGCGACAAGAGCCGATCGGCGCTGTTTCAGAGCGTCGTCGACCAGCTCAAGCGCCGGCACTGGACAGTCGAGGACATCGTCGCGCTGTTCGAGAAGTGCCCGAACGGTGTCGGCGCCAAGTACAAAAAGCGCCTACGCAAGGAAGTGGAGCGGTCCTACAACAAGGCTGTGAGCGGCGTGGTGCTGATGGCCGCCGCTCCGGCGGGGCCGTCGCCTGGAGCATCGCCCGGGGGCGCGTCAGCGGGCCCCGCGTCGGCGCCGGGTCCAGGCCCGGGACCGGCAGCGGCGGCAGCGGCAGCCGCCATCCACATCCTGCCAACCATTCGTCTCATCGACGGTCAGCTTCCGCGCGCCGTCTCCGCGGCCGAGCACGCGATGATCTCCGCCGGCCTGGAGATCTTCACCCGAGCGGGAACACTTGTGTACCCCGCTTTCGAGAACAGAGTGGCGGCCAATGGACGCAAGACCATAGCGGCGCGATTGAGTGCCTTTAGCGCGGATTCGTTCGTCGAGCCGGTCGCCGAGGCCGCGATATACCAGCGCTGGAATGTTCGGAAAGGTGCCTGGGTCGACGTCGATCCGCCCAACCTGCTCGTGCGCATGGCGCTGACGCGCGGGCGGCGTTGGGCCTACCCGCATGTGAGCGGCATCATCACCACGCCCACGCTGCGCCCCGACGGCTCGCTGCTCTCCACTCCCGGATATGATCCGCCCTCGGAGCTTTACTTACTCCCCAGCTTGCAGCTGCCGCCGATCGTCGAGCGACCCACTCGACAGGACGCATTAGCGGCGCTTGCAAAGCTCAAGGACCTGTTCTGCGAGTTTTCCTTCCGAGACAAGGGAAAGGACGGACTGGAGAAGAAGCTCAACTGCTCGGTCTCAGTCTCCGCGCTATTGACCGCCCTGCTCCGCGGATCGCTGCCAACCGCCCCGATCTACCTCATACGCGCCGACACGCCGGGGACCGGCAAGAGCCACCTCGTCGATGTGATCGCCATGGTCGCGACCGGTCAGTACTGCCCGGTTATCACTGCCAGCAAGGGCATCGAGGAGACCGAGAAACGCCTTGGCTCGGTCCTACTGGGCGCAATCCCGATCTTCTCGCTCGATAACTGCACCTACGACCTCGAGGGCGAACTGCTCTGTCAGCTCACTGAGCGGCCCGTCGTCAACGTTAGAATTCTCGGCCGTAGCGAAATGCCACCCTGCGAATGTCGCTCCACTGTGTTTGCGACCGGTAACAACATCACGTTCCGGGGCGACATGGTCCGGCGCGGGCTCGTCTGCAACCTCGAAGCGCTCGATGAGCGGCCGGAGCTGCGGGTCTTCCAGAAGGACGCGCTTGAGGTCGCCGCCGACAATCGCGGCACCTATGTCGCAGCCGCACTTACGATCGTGCGCGCCTACCTCGCAGCGAGCGCGCCGTCGGTATGCGGCCCGTTCGGCAGCTATGCGGCCTGGTCGAAGATGGTGCGCAGTCCGTTGATTTGGCTGGACGAGCCGGACCCGGTCATCAGCATGGAGGGCATCCGCGACGAGGACGCAGTACTCAATAGCATTCGTGAGTTCGTCAGCCTTTGGCTGGATTACGGCCTCGATCTCAACACGCCCTATTTGGCCGCAACCATCATTGAGGAGGCGTGCAATGCACCGCCGACTTATTGGGGCCCGATGTACTTCAAGCAATTCCTGCTTCGGGTCGCGGCTTCGAAAGGGGACCCGAAGGCGATTTCGGCCGAACGCCTGGGACACTGGCTGCGTAAAATCGATGGACGCATCGTGCACCTGATCGACGTCCAAGGGACGTCGCGTAAATATCGGTTGGTTAGGGTGCAGAACGCGAGGACCGGTCACGCCCGCTTCCAACTCGGAGAAATCAGCTGAAAGTGCAGACGATGCAGACGATACAGTGCCTCATTTCATTAGAGGGGTATGGGATTTAGCAGGGAAAATGCGAGCGGAGGCAGCGAAAGTGCAGACGATGCAGACGATCCCCCCTACTTCTACCTACGTACGGAATTTCGCAGGGTGCGAAATATATAGAGCTAAAGGAAAGTACCCCTCGATCGTCTGCATCGTCTGCACCCCGGAATCACAAAGGAGGCCAAAATGCCAAAAATCGAACCGGTCGAAGGGAAATCCTCGGCGATTTCCGCCGATATCGACACTTTTATCGCCGAGATGACGAAGTCGTCATCGCGCACGACCACAGGGACAGGGCGCCTCATCTTCGCGCTCGACGCCACCAACAGCCGGCACGAGACCTGGGATATGGCCTGCCATCTGCAGGGCGACATGTTCAAAGCCGTCGCGTCTGTCGACGGGCTCAGCGTGCAGCTGGTCTACTACCGCGACCTCTCCGAATGCCGTAGTTCACGCTGGGTCACAGATACCAAC